TGCCGGTGGTTGTCACCTGAACCCGATCCCCTGTTTGGTATTTAAGCAGGTCGCCATCAAGTTCCAGCACATTATCGGTGATGTCCACCGCCTGCACGGCATGGATCACCGGCAAGGTTTGCACAAATTCATCCGATGTATTTGCCGCCGCGGTCACAAAACTGTCATCAATGCGGCTGGTGATTTCTTTCAGCCCATAGCGAGTATTGGTTTTATAGTCGCGCCAAATTAACGCTGGGTTGCATGTCCACAGGGTTGTGGAAGTGCGGCTATCATAGGTTTTTTTGCCGCGCACACGGGCGGCGATATTAGCGCCATTAGGAAATAAATCCCTGTCGGTTTTGTGCTTCACATATATATAAGCAACCCCGCGCAACCTGAAATTGCTATCAAGGCCAGTGATGTCTGCGATCAGATCGGCATCGGCCACCTGATCATCCGCACCCAGGTGCTTTTTAATCCATAACTTGCCTGCGAATTTGCCCGCCGTTACCGCGCCTGATCCATTAATCTGATCATTAAAAACGGGGGTATCGTTAATATATACCGTGTTGATCGCATCCACTTCATGGCTGGCGATGGTCACAACATAATGCACATAATTATTATTATCGGTATTTTCTGCCAGCACTAGGTAGCCGGATTTTTTGATTTCGCCATAAACCACTTCGCGCGGGGGTGTGGGCTGGCGCACCTGAAACGTGCGGCTTCCATCCATGCCGTTGATGGCGGGGCGTTTTGGCTTTGGTGTTAGCGCATTGGAAACAAGGCCAAGCGCAAGGCTACCAAGCCCAATAACCGCGGCGGATGCCGCCACGCTCAAACCGAAAACCGTGGTGCCAAGTATGGCCGCGCCGGCGGCGTTAAAAGCAGCGGTTGCAATCAGCGGCACAGCGGCGGGCATTATTCCACCTTCCAGGCTTTAATGATTTTAGAAAACGGTACACGCAGCAAGCCATGCGGCGCTGCCACCAGCACTTCCCGCCCGTTCAGTGAAACGATGCCTAGCGTGTTGCCCGTGGGAAGGTCGCAAAGCGCCACATCGCCACGCCCCGCAAATGCAGGCGCGGTTTCTGGGTATGCCAAGCGGGCGCATATTTTTTCAGCGGTTTCCAGCAAGCCGCCGCCGGCGAAAGATTCCAGCGCGGCATTGGCGCTTTCTTCGCTGTCATAAATCCCGCGGAAATCAATGGCCGGATCGTCACCCGTCATGGCCAGGATGGCATTGCACGCAAACAAGGCGCAATCATGGGTTCCCCATTCAAATGGAAGCGCCGCCGCGCGGGTTATTTCCTGTTCCAATAAATAATGCCAGTTGATTTTTCGCATCAGCTTCCCAATTGAATATCTTTGTTTTGCAGGCTGGTTACGCGGTCAAATCCAGTGTCGCCTGGGAAATAAAGCCCCTGATCTTCCGGCGTATAAAACCAGATTACCGGCTTATTCAGATCCACCAGGATATTTTCCACGGTAAGGGTGACGGTGACGCTATCGGGGCTTTTCTGGATAGGCATCACATCCATGCGCCCTTCAAAGGCAAGGTAGGGATCCACGATCACTTGCCAGTTGTCATCAAATGCGCCCATATAAAGATAAGCGGGGCGATCCTGATAATCCTCATTCATAGCAATCTGGATAATGGCCTGATCCAATCCATTCAGGGTGAAGCTGGTGCCCAGGGCTTCAATGTTTTTGCTTTCCTTGATGGAAGCGATTTGCAGGATGGTGCCAGTGCCAATGTAGGTTTTGCTGTTAAAAATAAGATTGCCCAGCCCTGTCCATAGATTCAGGTTGCCGGAATCAAAATGGCCTTCGATCAGGAAAAACGGGCGGATGTTTTTGGCGGTGATCGCGTCCTGCATGCCGCTGGTGAGTGATCGCGCCATTACAGTGCCTCGCAAGCGGTGAAATTGATCCCATACATGCTGGCTTCGTCAATATCCCATCCCATTTCATTATCCATGAGCCGGAAAAGCCCCACGCAGTTGGCCACCACCACCGCTTCGTTATCATTGGGCGAAACGCGCAAATTAGGCCACAGCGTAAGCGTGGCTTCGCCGCTGCCGTTGGTGTTTACATCGGTGAGATTTTTATATAGGCGGCTGGTGGATCCCGTGCCTAACTGGATCTGATCGCCTTCCTTAAAATATCCCGTTACCGAAGTGGGCAGGCCATCAATGATCAGTGTGTTGCCGCTTTGCCCTGCGCCTTTCACCAGCGGTGTGCCAGGCGTGGTGGCGGCACTGCCGCGGGCAGTGGCGGCGGCAGGATCACCCATCAGGAATGTGCCTTTTTTTCCATTCAGCTTTAAGCGGAATACGTTCCACGCTTCCGCATCGGCGCGTTTCATCGGCGGAAGGTTTACAATCGCTTCAAACCACTGGCCTGGATATTCGTAAATTTTCTGCACGCCGGAAAAGGGTGATCGGCTTTCACCCACCACACTGCGTGCGATCATGCGAACCGTTTTAATGCCGCCGTTGGAAGGAAGTGCCAGTGGGTAGGTGATCGCCATTTATCCCCCTACACCAAGCCAGGGTTACGCTGGCGGGCATTGGCCACCGCCATCACGGATCGGGATTCAATGGATTGATCTACCTGTTTAAGCGCCGCCATTATGCGCTTTTCCACGCCCGCTTCCGCGCCGCGTGCGTCAATCTGATAGGTTTTATAAGTGTTGATGATCTGCGTGCCGGCACCAGTATTTTCAGCGGGCGCAAATGGGATAACGGTTAGCGGGCTATTGCCTGCATATACCGCTTCCATTCCGCGTTCACCCGTGATGCCCCACTGGCCTGGCCTGAGTGTGCCACCTTCCGCGAAACCGCCAGCGAATAAGCTTCCTAAAAAATTACCGGCCGATCCTAAAAAACTGCCAAATCCACCGCCGCCACCACCACCTGATAGCCACGGTAAGGTGTTTTGGGCTTGAAACATCGAGTTGATCAGGTTGTTAAGAATGGATGAGCTAATTTGTTTCAGCGCATTATCGGCAATGTCGCGGAAGCTTTCAAAACCATCCCCCATATTTAAAAGCGCATCCACAAAGCGGGTTTGCGCTGTGTCTGCTGTGCGGCCTATTTGCTTTTCCAGCGAATCAAAATCATTTTGCGCCTGCGTGGCCACTTTTTTAGTGGCCTTGCCCACATCCTCATAGGATTTATTGAGGGTTGGCATGTTGGTTTGCACTTTTTTCAGCAAATCCGCCGTTGTTTGTAGCTGCGCGTTGTGGTTTTTCTGGCTTTCCGCGATCTTGTCCGTTTCGGCGGTCACGTTCCTGAGAATATCGGCCTGGCTTTTTAAGGCTTCCGCTTCTTTGGCGTAGGCTTCGCCGATTTCGCCAGGAATATTGGCAAGAAGTGCTTTCCCTTCGGCCACCACATTCAACAAATCACCAAAGCGGCGGATCATCCACGCCACTACTTCATTGAAAAGCTGGCGAAGGCTTTCAAACGCCGCCTTCACGATGTTGATGGCATATAGAAGAATTTCCGTCATCACATTGGCCACCACTTCCAGCGCGGGGGCTACCGTGGCCAGTAAATCCTGCCCCACGCCACGCAGCACCAGCCCCAGGCGGCCAAAGGCATCCATCATGCCATCAATAGCGCCCGCCTGCGTTTGCGTGAGCGTCACGCCCAGCCTATCGGCTTCTTCCTGCATTTTACGCAAGCCATCGCCGCCCAGCTCCATCACTTGCAGCATTTCCGCGCCTGATTTACCCATCAGCGCCATTGCGATATTCACGCGCTCCGCTGGGTTTTCGATGCCCTGCATGGCTTCCGCTAAAACGGCAAATTGCTGATCAAGGGGCAGATCCTTGAATTTTGCGGCATCAATGCCAAGCTGGGCAAAGGTTTGGGTTAATTGCTTATTGCCGTTGGCGGCTTCCACGGAATTTTTTGCAAGCTGCTGCCAGGATCGGGCAATGCTTTCATTATCCACGCCCACTTCGCCCGCGATCAATGAATATTGCGAAAGCGATTCAGCACTTACTTTGAAACGCACCGAAAGATCGTTGATCTTTGAAGCCATATCGCCGATGTTTTTTAGCGCGGCAATTGAAAACGCGCCGGCGATCAGCCCACCAAATCCACCAAGTGCAGATTTTAAACTTCCAAAAGCGGATTTAAGCCCACCCACCTTGTTTTTTACGGAATCAAAGGCTTGGCCGGTTTTATCCTTTGCAAAAATATCAAAATTTAAACCGGCCATTTACTTCAACTCACTTTTTCTTCATTTTTTCAAGCACCCTGCCATAAGCAACCCAGCCAGCGAATTCTTCCGTGGTCATTTCAAGAATTTCTGGGATCCGCTTGCCCAATCGGTCTGCCAGGGCGTAAACCGTGAGCATTTGCGGATCCTCCGTTAGTTTTTTTCCGCTTCCTCCACCAATTCATCATCAGAAACACCGGCAATGTGCTGGGCAATACGCGCCACCACCGTAGCATCCACCGCACGCATCATTTCCGGCTTGTCCTCTTTGCTGAAAAGAAGGTTCCCATCTTTGTCTTTGGCTTTCATGATCAGCATTTCCACGCCCATTTCGATGGTGTTATTGGCGTGGCGGTTAAGCTTTACGCGCTCATTGAGGGTTAGAGGGGTGGAATAGATAATGAATTCCTCGCCTTCTTCTGCCCATTCCGGCACGCTGATGGTTTTAGGTTCATCCACTAGCCGCTTGAAATGGGATTTCGCGCGTTCGATTGCTTTCATAAAATTGCCCTATCGTTGGTTAAAATTAAACGGTTGCCTGCGTCAGTGCGCCGGTGCCTTTGAAGGCAAAGGAGGCTTCCACCAACCCATCGAGCGTGGCCTTGCGTGTGACGTTTGTCACAATCGCGGTGCCGGTAAATGACACATCGCCCGTGGTGTCGCCTTCGGGGAAAAACTTCACGGCAATCGAAGCGCCGGCATCCAGCGTTTCCTGCCCGTTGGTGTCGGTTTCATCCCAGAAGCATGAAACAGATCCTTCCCAGCCTTTCAGCGTGGATTCATGGGTGCGCCAGCCGCCGTTTGCGGTTGCGGTGTTGATGCTTGTGCTGTCCGTGGTTTCGCCAGTGGTTTCAAGCTGCCACTCCCTTACTTCCGCGATGATCGCGGGCGATGCGCCAACCTTCACCACGCCTTCTGTACCTTTATGAACTGGCATTTGGTTTTTCCTCCTAAGTCAAAATGGTTTCTGGATCATTTTCCGGCGTGTAATAAAGCGCCGCAAAATTCATGGAAACCACCGCAACCGGCTTTTCTGCCTCGCCAGTTAATTTGATTTCCGTGTCTGCTAAAAAAATATCCTCAACCAGTGCTTTCAGGGAGGTGTTATTATAAATCGCTTTTTCAATTTCGGTGCTGATCTTGTCCAGCCGGTCATCATAGCCCGCCGCCATTTTCACATAGCCTTCCACCATCACTTGCAAGCGGCGTTCAATGCGCCGCGCGGTACCAAATGTCGCTGGGTTACTGATTTCGCTGCGCGTAAACACCAGCACGCATGGCATTTCGTTATCGTTCATGGGATGCACGCGCGATGCGAAAGCGTTCTTTTTAGTGGTTGTTAGCCCTGTAACCGCCGCTAAAACTGCATCGCGGATCTGATCCCTAGCATGCGCCATCGTCTTTTTCTTCCAATATCAGGGTGGTGGTGCCTGTGCCATCGGGGTGAATACCCACAATGGTGTAATCTTTATTATTCACATGGATGGTTTCGCCATAAGCCGGATCAGGGATTTTTGAGGTTTCAAAAACCAGTTGTGGCTGGCTTCCCGCCACCGAAACTTCCCCGCCGGTAGCCGCAAAATAGGCGGCATCAAAAACGCCGATGGCTTTAATCGCCTTGCCGGCTTTGGGTGTGTAAGTAAATTCCACCCCAAAACCGGCAGTGTCGAAAAATATGGAAAAGTTTTCGGCAAAAGCCATTCATTATTTGCCTTTTTTACCGCTTTTTGCGGGCGCTTTGCTTTCTTCGCCCAGATCTGGATCTTCTTCCAGGCCATCTTCCACATCGGCTGGCTTTTCCTCTTTATCCGCGGCCTTTGGCTTTTCTGCATCCAGCGATTCAGCGCGGTTGAATTTAATAAGGTTTTTTGCATCGTTTTCTGGATAGTCCACGGTTTCGCCCGCTTCCAGATGTTCGCCATTCATGCCAACGCATGAAGAAATGATTTTAATTTTCATAATAAATTCCTTTGCTTGGTTATAAAAAACCAAAAAAAGGGCGGGTGTTTCCACCCGCCCCGTTTCTGATTAGAGTGCGTCCTTCATTGCAGCGAAGGATTCAGGGTGGCGCACGGCAATATCCACATCCTGCAACGCTACTACACGCAGCGTGCCGGCGGTTGAGCCGGTGGAAGGATCAATGATAAGATCCAAACCGCCCCACATGCCAATGATCAGATCCACGAAGTTACCGAAGATGATCGCCGAGCAAACGCCAGAGCTTGAACCTTTGGTAAGGTTGCTTGGCACCTGGTTGCTGATTACGCAGTTGTAACCATTCACAGGTGCAGCGCCATCGTTCCAGATAAATCCGTCACCGTAGGTGGCAACCTTCTGGATGGATTTGAAGCGGCCACGCTGTTTGCTGTTGGTGAGGTAAGCAAGGTTTCCAACATCGGCATTGGCGTTGGAAACTGCCGCTTCCAGGTCGATGATGTTCTGCCAGGTGACGTTTGCACCGTTGGTGCCACCCGCTACCGATCCGATGCTAGAAGTGTTCAGGATGCCGGTTGGCTGGTTGCTGCTGCCCGAACCGTTCACGCCGGCCGCATCAATGGCAAGCGCAAGCACGGTGGCAAGGTCGTTACGCACGAAGCGTTCCACGTCAATGCTGGACTGGTTCAGCAAGCGGCGGCTGATGTCGGTAAACGCGCCCACCGTTTTTGGCGAAAGCGTTACCTGATCGAATGCCTGCTGGCTTTCGGTAGGTGCTGCGTTTTCCGCTACCCAGTATGCGGTTGCGCCGCCGGTTTGGCGCGGGATTGCCACGTTACCTTGCAAATCCATCAGCATTGTAACGCCAAGCTTATCCAGTGCCATGCGGTTGCGAAGCACATCAATAAAGCTGCCGGAAAGCAGATCGGTTTGCACGGTATGGCCACCCGCTGTGGTGGTGCCCACGGTAAGATCGCGTTTCAACACTTCGTTTGGCACCATCAAGCCACGCGATTCCTTATTGTAGGATTTCGCGGTAGCGCGGCTAGCTTCAAACTCAAATGCAGCGGCTTCCTGCGCCTGGCGATCCGTTGGATTGGCAAGCGCCTTAATAGCACGCACGAAGCTGTAATTTTGCACTTCCTTATCGGTTAGGCCAGTGCCTTTATCGGTGCGCGAATTGTCGATTGGTTTTACAGCGCCGATGTTTTCCAGCACAAATGCGCGGAAATCTTCCACGCTTTTGTTGGTTGCCACGAATTCTTCCGCCTTGCCCTGCATGTTATGGCGGGTAGCAAGTGCGTTGATTTCGCGGATGCGAAGGTTTTCCGCCTGGCGGGCTTCCGCGCGGATTTTGTCGGCATCTACAGTGATGGCGGGCGTTGCGTTTGCGTTGGCCGCGCCGTTGTTTTCGGTTTTATCCATTGTTCGTTTCTCCAGTTGTTTA